TGACATTATTAAACAAGCAAATGAAAATTCAAAAACACAGCAAATACCTCTTGGAATTATAAAAATGAATAAAGTTGAGCCATTGGCTATAGTAGGAGCAAAACATTTTTTTGATTTAATAAGAAAATGAAAAAAGATAAAGAAAAAAAAGTAGACTTTAATAAAGCTATTACGATATATATTTCCCCAACAGATACAGGCTTTGCGTGTGGTGTATCTAATGAGCCAATTGATTCAGAACAAATGGGAATATTAATGACACTCGCACGTGGAATGATGAGACTTGCTTTACAAAATCCAGATTTCGTTTTTGATGAGGGAATAAAAGATATATATGATAATTCTAAAGAACCCAGAAAAAGTGATGAAGTTGATTTTAGTAAGTTTTTAGAACAAAGAAAAAATAAATTAAATTAATTTATGGATTATAAAGATTATAAACTAAGAGGAAAAGTTCATATGCCATTTAGCCCTATGATAATGGAATTTGAAATACCCAAACCGTACATAGATATGTTAAACATATATGCAGATACAATATCCAAGAGTGATAAAAAATCTAAGCAACTGGATTGGTCAGATAATTTGGTTGGAAATGTCAAGCAGGAGCATAAAATTGAACAACATATTTGGCAAACAAAGCCTCACGAAAACTTACCAAGCCTTTTTAATTGGATAGGAATTTGTGCTAACACTTATATCAAAACAAAATTAAATGACGGGGATAAACTTGATAGAGAAAAATCTAAAAAGGGAATTAAGAAGATATTATTACATAACAGTTGGATTGTTAACTCTATAGCAGGAGATTTTAATCCTCCGCATATGCATTTTGGAATGATGTCTGCGGCAGGGTGGCTTAAAATGCCAGAGTCTATAGAGAATAATACAGAGCGTGAACAGGCAGGATGGATAGAATTTCTACATGGAACTCCTCAATTATTTGTTGATTTTAAATATCCTGTTAAACCACACGTAGGACAAATATTTTTATTTCCAGCATGGTTAATGCATGAAGTATTTCCTTTTAGGGGAAAGGGTTTACGAAGAACAATATCATTTAATCTAAGTGTAGAATTTTAATATGAAAAGTAATTTATTTTTAGAAAAAGCAAATGAACTTGTAGAAGGTGAGCGTAATAAAGATTATGGTGATAAGGTTATCAACCATACGAATATTGCAAAACTTTGGTCGGCATACACCGGTACAGACATTGATGCACATGATGTAGCAATAATGATGGCCCTATTAAAAATAGCCAGAACTAAATTAGGAAAAGTCAGCGAAGATAGCTATATTGATATGGCGGCCTATTGTGCAATAGCCGGAGAAATAAAATCAAGAGAGACATGAGATGGCGAAACTCATTAATATAAATTTGCCAAAAACTTATTTTTTACAATATAATAAATCAAGGAGGAACACATGAACTATATTATATCAAAAGAAAACTTACAGAGTTTATTAAATTATCTTGGGACTAGACCATACTCAGAAGTAGCTAAACTAGTTGGAACACTAGTTACACTACAGCCCGCACCTGCTGACTCAAAAAATAAAAATGAATCAGCGAAAAAAACCCAATAAAAAAAGGGAGCAAAACCTTGCTCCCCTTTTTAAAACTTGTGTGTCTGTTAATAATCATGGTCAATTAATTACGGACCACGAATGGGTTGACCCTAAGAAACTTGTCGAAGCTTTAGATACCATTGCGTATAAGCACGTATTAGCATCTGTTGTAAGACATTGTATGTCTGACTCAATTAATTTTGATAAAAAATTAAATAGTCTATTGAAGACTTTTTAATCCTAAAAATTTATCTAGAATTAACTCAATTTCTTCTTCGTTAGCCTCGTCAATTACTTTATATGCCTCGTCCCAATTTCTAGAATTTTCATTATCAAGACCTGCGTTCCACCTTCCACCAAGAGAATACTTTTTCTCTAGGCTATCGGGAGGAGTAAGAGTTTCATCTGATGTTACAGGTGCAACTACATTACTTATATATTCCCCTCCTTTTAAACCGGGAAAGACAGTTTGTGAAGATAACAAATCTTCAGTTTGTTCGTTAACATTTAATTTATCTTTATTTGTAATTTCTGACATTATACATTATATAATTTATTATTGTTTGTTAATGGGTTTGCCGCAACTCCTTGAGGGGTTACGTCCGTTCCTTGAGGGTTTACACCCGTTTTATTTCCACCATTCTGAGTATTAATAGGTTGCGTAGGAGCAACATATTGTTGGCCCAATATTGGCATATCTTTTGCCATCATATTTTGAGTTAAAGGTTTGTCAACCCCAACACTTTGTCCCGATATTGCAGCGTATTGTTCCATTAATTGTCTGAAGTCTAAATCCCTCATAGCCGATACTAAATCAGAAACCATTTGTGGACGAGTTACTCCGCCTTCCATCCCCATTTCC